GCGGGTCTGCTCCAGCGCCGGCCCCATAAACTTTCGCCGGGGGTAACGCTGCCTCTTGTATCGCCCGCCGAACTCGTGCGCCGTGGCCGACGTGCCCACCAGCGCGACGCTCGGCCCGATCACCACGCTCTGCTTGTTCTTCTCCACCGCGTAGAGGATCGAGCGCCGCAGTTGTCCCTTCCGCGTGTGCGGCGGCTTGCCCGGCGCCGACGGGTTCGGGCTCCGGCGGATGCTGTGCTTGGCGACCTTGCGGATCGTGCCGCCGGCGTGGCCCAGCGACCGGATGTTCGCCCGGCGCACCTTGCGCAACACCTTCTGCACGTCAGATCGGGTTCGGACCTTCAGCTCGACCACGTTCCACCTCTCCTGCCTGGGCTTCACGATCGGCCCAGATGTTCCCGTCGCGGCGCTCGCGGTAGCGGAGCACGTTGCCCTTCCGCAGTTCGCGTTTTTCGATCTCGGCCTCCAACTCTTCCTTGGTGCCGACGAGCACGGTGGTGTCCGCCGCGAAGTGTTGCTCGCCTGCACGCCGGTGCGCGAGGACCACGTCTTCGCCCTTGATGGCGATGGCCCTTTCCCCCGGCGCCAGGACGGCACGCTTGACCTGGTAGGTCGTCAGTTCAGTTACCTCGCGCATGTATTCGCTCTCCTCTACGAGTCGACGGTTACCGTCCAGCCCTTGCTCTCGAGCGACGCCTTGGCGGCGAGGCCAGCGGCGCTCGGCGGTGTGTTGCCGTTGAGCGTCGCGTAGCCGGACGTCGCTCCGCTGGCATCCAGGTCGACCAGGATGTTGTCCACCTCGTCCGCGCCCCAGCCGTTTTCTTCGCAGTACACGGAGCCGATGAGGGGACACGTGTCGAGACCGTCAACTCCGGGCGCCGAGGGTGGTTCCCAGACTCCGTACGCGCAGTAGAACTCCAGGAACGCCGTGCAACCCGTCACGTTCACACGCCCCATCTGCGTGCCGGTGTTACTGATGTAGAGCTTCTCGAGGATCGTCCACCCGGAGAAGTCGCCTTGGCCGGCCTCCAGCGGGTTGTAGTCGATCATCAGCGCCGTAAGCGATCCACCGCCGGCCGGCCACACGAAGCGCGTGATCTGGTTCCCGTAGGCGGCCAGGTACGGGACGTTGGGGCAGTCGGAGATGTCCATCACGCCGTCGAGGTCGCACATGTCGAAGCAGGGGTGATACCGCCAATTCCACTCGTCGAAGTAGCCGAGCAGCGTCTCCGGCTGCGACATGCGCACGCCGCCTGCCGGGTCTTTGCCGCCGCCTGGAGTCACCACGTAAGACATCGGCTTCTCCTACCAGACCATCACACGCAGGTTGGCGTAGTTGCTGCCGCCGACCGCGTTCTTGGCGTGGACCTCGGCGTCCGCCGGAATAGCCAGTCCGTCGAGCGCCACGCCGCCGCCGGCGGGGACGTAGACGTGGTCGGTCGTTCCACCGTTGAGGCTTAGGATCGCGGCATTGGTCTCGGCGAACGCGATCAGGTGGTGGGTCACCCGGCTCGGGCAGTCGAGCACCTTCGCGTGCGCGTCCTGGCCGGCGGCGTCCGTGCCGAACGCCGGCAGGCCGCTGGCGAGCGCGTCGGTGTTCGTCTTCACACCCGCGAGGTTCCCGTCCTCCTGCGCCGGGCTGCCGAGCGCGGTGACCACACTGCCGGCAGCCGCGTCCGCTTCACCCGCTTGCGCCGGCGAGCCGAGCGCGGCAACCACGCTGCCGGCAGCCGCGTCTGCTTCACCGGCTTGGGCCGGGTTCGCGAGCGCGGCGATGATCAGGCCGGCGGCGGCCTCGGCCTCCCCGCTCTGCGCAGGGTCGGCCAGCGTTTCTGCTACGGCGTCGACACTCTCCTTCGTGGCGGGGTTGACCTGGTCGCCGCCGACGTCCTTGAGGCCGACGATCTCGACGGAGCCGCCCCCGCCAGACACGCCGGAGACCAGGATCGCGCCGGTCTCCGAGTCCACCGCGATGGTCGCGGTCTGTATCCACTTCCTCTGCATCGCCATCAGTCGGTCACCTCGGATACGGCATTCTTCAGGACCTCGGTCGCGACCCGGTTGTGCTCGGCCGCGAGGGCTGTGATGTGCTCGTGGCAGGCCGCGCCCAGGTCGTCGCGGAGTCCAGGATCATCGAGGAGCGGCAGGAGTTTCGCCCGGATCGCCGCCGGACTGTGCTCGTCGTCGACGGTCAGTTGACCATCGGCCGGGCGGCACGGGACGTGCCGGGACACCAGCACCGGGACGGCCAGCAACATGTGCTCGGCGACCACGTAGTTGAAACTCTCTGCGAGCGAGACCTGCAATCCGGCCGTCATGCCGGCGATGACCTGCAGGTAGTCCGCCGGGCGCGGCAGATTGTGCTTCGCGGCCTTGACGCCGAGCGCCTTGGCGATCGGACCGACCGCCTTCGCGTTCATCGCGTTCACGTGCAGCACGGCGTCGGCATCCGCCAGCGCGGCGACCTGTGCGAACAGGTTCTTGCGTGGCGTACCGGAACAGAACAGGTCGATGTGCCGGCCCGGTCGGCGGGCGGGGACGATCTTCTCGGCCAGTGCGGTGTCCAGTGTGTTGGGCAACCATTCGACGCCTCCGGCCATCCGCCCGACGACCGCGGCGGTCTCCTCGCAACTGACGAACAGCCGTGCGATGTGACCGGCCCGCAGCAGGTCGAGGGCCTTCGCCAGGTAGGGCCACTCCCGGCCCTGCTCGATCTGGTTCCAGGACGAATGCCAGCTCAGTGCGAACGTGACGTCCGGGCGCCGGTGCTTCCGGATGTAGGCCGGATAATCGCGCCGCCACGCGCCGAGGATGCACAGGCCCGGCGGGGGCGGGACCTTGCGGTCGAAGCGCTCCAGCTTGACGAACGGTACGACCGCCTCCAGATGCCGGAACGCCCCGGCCACGCCGGGGAAGTCGCCCGTCATCAGCGTCACCGGCCAGAACGTGGGCGGCGTCAGTGTGTCATCTTCCGTGCGCTGGACGGCGGCCGGGCGGCCGTTCAGGCATTCGAGCACCTCGTCCGCGCACGGCCGGAACCGTTGCGAGTGTTCCTTCGCCTTCCGCGTGTACTCGTCGTAGTCCTGCTCGATCTCCTCGATAGCCTCGGCCCAGGCGTCGAAGTTCTCGAACTCCTCGACCGCGATCCCGCCGGGGCCGACCGCCTCCGGCAGGCCGCCCTGGCGGCTGACCACGGACGGCACGCCGAACGAGCCCGCCTCGGCGACCACGCGCCCGAACGTCTCGCAGTTCACCGACGGCGCCAGCAGGATGCGCGTGGCCCGGTAGACATCGGTCATGTCCACACACTCGGGCCGCTGCTCCAGGTTGGGTGCTGGCTTGAGCGGCGGGCCGCCCACCGCGAGGAATCTTTTCGCCGGCATCCGCTCGACCAGCGCCTCGAACACGGCCCGCCCCTTGCCCACCGACGGGCGCGAGATGGTCAGATACCGGTGGTCGGCGTCCGGCGACCGCGGCTCGGCGATCGGCGGGTACGCCACGCGGGCGTCGGCCCGCCCGAACACGCGCCGGATCACCGCGCTGGTGTACTCCGAGCTGGTGAACACGGCGTCTGCGTCGCGGAACATCCGGCGCTGAATCGTCACGGTGCGGGTGTTGCCCGGTTTCCTGAAGCACTTGAGCGAGCAGGTCAACGGCTCGGCGCGTTCTCCGGTCTCGGAGCAGACGTGCAGGCCGTTTTTCACGCAGCGGCACACGTGCTCGGCCAGGCTGCGGACGAACACCGCGACGCGCACGTGCAGGCGTCGGCACTCCTCGACCACGACCGGCGCCACGCGCAGTTGCGTGAACACCCAGTCCGCACCGGCGATCCGGCGCCGGAGGCGCTGGCGCCCGTCGCCCTTCGTCCACAGGTGCGACTCGACGTCATGCCCCGCCAACGTGAGCTCTTGCTCCAGCAGGTGCATCGAGATCTCCGCGCCGCGGCAGACCTTCGGATACTGATGGTCGCTGATGAACACGATGCGCATCGCCCGAAAACACCTCTCTATCTGATCGCCCGGAACGTGAGCGTCACCACACTCGTGAACTGGCGGAACTGCTCCATGTGCTCCTGCGAGTAGACCGGCTCGTTCGCCGCACGAACGCAGACGGCGTTCTGGTCTTGGAGGCGGCGCAGCCGGAAGAACTCGATGATCTCCTCGACCAGGCTCATCAGCGGGTCGAGCTCCGCCGGCTCGTCCTTCTCGAACTTCTTCTGGACCGCCACGTCGATCCCGTAGTCGTGCTGCACCATCGACCGGCCCGACGCCTGCATCTCAACACCGTGCGGGACGACCGTGACGTGCAGCGTCTTCATCTCCGGCAATTCGAAGAGCGGCTGGTACATCCGCTCGGCCTCGAACGGCAGGGAGAACTCGGCGGCGTTCAATTCGTCCTTCACGGCCTCTGCGACGTCGGTGATCACAGCCACGAGCCTATCCCTTCATCAGTGCCACGCCGAGGCCGACCACCAGGCTGGCCAGCAGCGTGATCGCGACCGTCGCCCAGTTCGGCAGCCGGCCGAGCAGATCGTCGCGGATCTCGTGGATCGCGACCTTTAGCTCGGCCACGTCGCGCTCCAGCGCAACGATCCGTTGCTCGTTCTCGACGCCCTTGGGGCACTCTCCGTTGGGCATGTCCGTCTACGCCTCCACCGTGTCCACCAGCTTGGTGTGTATCCGCAGCACCCGGCGATACGGGTCCGAGTACCGCCAGCAGGGCTCACGGCCGGGCGCCATCACCTCGTACACGTACAGCATCCCGTCTTGCTCCTCACGGATACGGTCGCCGCGTTCTGGCAAAACGGCCGAACCATCAAGCACGAGGTCCGACGCCCGGATCAGGAAGTCGCGGCTCTCGACCTTCTCGAGGACGCCCGTGCCGTTGTCGACCTCGAACTCCGTCCGGCCGACTGCGGCCTGGACCTCGACGGAGTGCTCGCCCCGCGCATAGGTCACAGGCCGCGACAGGTGCCGGACGCGCTGGTCGTCCAGCCACGCGGCCGCCTTGCCAAGCAGGTCGGCCATCACCGCCTCCCTACTGGCTCATCCGGACACGGACGGTCGTGTCGTCGTCGCCCGCGGCCTTGACCGTCTTGCCGAGGTACGGGTTGTCAACATAGCCGGCGCCGACCTCGCTCTCGGTCGCGACCTCTTCGGTCTCGTCCCAGTACGCCTTCTTGCCCGCCTCGATAGCCGTGCCTTCGCCTTCCGCCTTCGGGAAGTCGAACACGCCCGAAACCGCCAGCGCCCCGAGCTCGCCCGCCGCGATGGGGAGCTTGGTCACACCGACCAGGTCGTTCTGCACGACCACCGCCCCCGCGGCGACCGCCGCCTCGGGGGTGTAGTCGATGCTGTCGCCCGTCTGCACAAAGTTCACTGTCGCCATCTGTCAGTCCTCCTTGTGGTCGCTGTCAGCTGTCGGCTGCCAGCCGTCAGCCGGGCTCTAGCCGAGAGCCGATAGCTGACGGCTGAGAGCTTCCTGCTTACGCTTCTCCTTTGAACTTGGTCATGCCCCGGTGATCCTGCTCGCGAACCCCGAGGTCGAAGTACACCCGGAACCGGATGCCGAGCGTGTCGAAGTCCGTCTCGCCGCGCTCGACGGTCGGCGTCCGCCGGCCCTTCAGGTACCCGATCTCGAACGTGTCTACGACCGCCGGATCGGCGAACAGATACCACGCTTTCTCCGACGCGCCGTCGTAGTTCGTGTTCGAGAGGTACGGGCTGGCCACGACCTCCAGGTCCTCGTCCGCGAGGGCGTTGTAGGTCGGGATGTTCTGCTTGTCCGTCGAGCCGACGGCCATCAGCATCACCGAGTTCAGGAGCTGGCGGGCCAGCATCTTGAGCGGCGTCGGCACCACCAGGAACTTGGGCGAGATGTTGATCGGCTGCCCGTCCGCGTCCACCTGGTCCAGGAACATCTGGACCGCGAGCGCCAGGCTGTCCGACGACAGCGCCGTGGTCGCGCCCGCCTTGTAGTTCTTGTGGCCGGTGCTGAACAGACTGTTCGGGTTGGACAGGAGGCGCGTGAAGAAGAGCTGGTCGATCTTCTTCGCGGCGCGGGCGCCCATGCCGTCCGGGACCTTGAGGAACGCCCCGAGATCGTCGTTGTAGATCATCTGCCGGGTGAGCGTGAACGTCTTCCCGAAGGTGCCGAGCCGGTTGGTCGCCTTGTCCTCCTTCAGGCCGCCGTGCTTCAGCTCGCCGTCCGGCGCGACCGGCTCCAGGTCTCCGACGTCGGTCAGGCGGTAGCGCTCCGACTCCTTGAAGTCGTTCAGTTCGCCCTCGGAGCAGAGCTTCGTGGCGATGACCGGCTGCGCCTGGAAGCTCTTCAGGAGGCGCTTGTTCGCCACGTTGTTGAGGATGCCCGGCAGCGACACGGTGCTGAACGCAGCGCGGATGGTGTCGTTGCAGAACGACCGCGGCACCGAGACGCCCTCCATCGCGGCGCACTCGACCAGGAGCTGCTGGAGGGACAGGTCGCGCTCGCGAACGGCGCCCTCGATGACCTGGTCGCCGTAGTCCTTGACCAGCATCTCCTCGTCGATGCCCGCCCGCAGGCAGAGGGCCGCTTCGAGCGTGCGGCCCTCGAGCGACCGCCCGCGCCCACCGACCGACATCCCGACGTCGGCCTGCGGCCGGTCGGCGCGCATCGCCTTGAGCACCTTCTGCGAGGTGTCCTCGACGGTCCAGCCGCCGCGGATGGCGTCCCGCTCGATCTTCGGGAACTCACCCCCGCAGACCTCCTGGATCGCGGCCACGCGCTCGCGCTCCGCACGGACCGCGCCTTCGGCCTCGGCCTTCACCGACGCCGGCGGCGTGTCCGCGCTGGCGGCAACGGTCTTCGGCGTGGCCTCCTTCTTCACGGGCCGCGCCTGGCCGTCATCCTTCTTGGCCTGGACGTCCGGTTTCTCGTCTGCCGGCTGCTCCGCCTTGGGCGGGTCGTCCTTCTTCTCCTCGAACGCGGGCGGATCCTCGCCGGTCTCAAACGCCGCCTTCAGCGCGGCGAACTTCTCCTCGTCCAGCCCCTCGGCCTCGATGCCGTGCTCTTCCAGCCATTTCTCGAAGTCCATGTCTCGACCTCCTCCATACAGGTTGAACGTTGCCGCGAGCTTCATGCGGGTGCCGACGTCGGCGCCCACCGCGACGACGGACACTTCCCGCAACGTCGCTCTCTTCACGTGATAGAACGGGCCGGCACGGGTCTGCCCGTTGACGGTGCGCTTCCCGCGCACCAGTTCACTGTCGTGGACTTCGGCGCCGATCGAGAGTTGCCAGTCAGCGCCCGAACGGGCCTGCTCAACGATGCCCTTCGCCTGGCCGCTCGACGAAAGGATCTCGCCATCGATCAGGAGCGTGTTGCCCTTGACCGTCGCGCGGACCACGCCGACGCGGTTCCCGGTCCGGTTCTCGTGGTTGGTGAGGAGCGGCACCGACTCCGGCAGTTCCAAGCCGGCCAGATCGACTACCACCGGATAACGCCAGCCGGGCAGCGTCATCTTGCCGCCGCTGTACGCCACGCCGGTCACGCGGGCGGTCTCGGCCGGATCATCTGCGGCGGCCTCGATGCGGAGGACTACCTGGCCCTCGGCCGAGGCGGGTTCGAACAGGAGGGGCTTGTGGTCGTGCTCCTGGAGCCACTTCTTCGCTTCGGCGACGCTGAACTTCTTCGCGTCGAACCGGATAGCCTGCAGCTCGGCCTTGCCGTCGGCCGTGATGCCCCAGATGGCGTGGACGCCCGCGCCGAACTTGTCGTTCTCGCGACGGAACGACTCGTACTGGTCCGGGTCCTTCAGCCGGGCTGCATGCTCACCTTTGTAGGGCATCGGCCATCTCCTCCATCTCGTCCCGCAGGTCTTCGTTGTCCGCCGCCTCATCGGCGGGCGCCGGCAGCGCCTGTTGCTCGGTCAGGCCGAGCTTCCCCATCAGCGCCTTCTCCTTCGCTCGCTGTCGCAGTTCCGTCTCCCAGTCTTTCCCCTGACGGGCGTACTCGTGCGCCAAGGTGGTGGTGTTGTTCTTGAGCCGGGTCTCCTGCGCACGGGCCTCCTTGGCGGGGTCGACGTGCTCCATCCCGTCCCAGAACCACTGGTGCGACGGCAGCCGGCGCAGCATCCCGTCCAGCAGCAATCCGCCGTCGAGTCCCACCTCGAGCGCGTACTCCCACAGCCAACTGGCCAGGACGCGGTCCAGCACCTTCCTCGCCATGAACGCCTGGTCGACGCGGATGCTCTTGAAGTACACCTGGTAGTCGCGGCTGGTGGAGGCGTAGTTGTAGCCCGAAGAGTTGCCCGCCGCGACGTTGAAGGGCATGTTCAAGCAGCGGGCGATCTCGTTGAGGATCTCCTTCTTGAACTCGGCGTAGGTCGTCGCCGGCTGCGCGGGTTCGAGCTGGCTCATCTTCCAGCCGCCGGGCATCGTGAGCAGCATGTTGCGCTCGAGCTCGATGAGGTCCATCGGCTCGACGGCGTCGGCCTCGCCGTTGGGCGGAGCGTCGGTGTAGAGGATGCCGGCGAACTCGGCGGCCGCCTCGGCTGCCCCGAGAACGGCCAGCGTGAACCGCCGCAACTGGGCGAAGAGCGGCAGGGCGGGCGTGATTTCCGGCACGCCGCGGTGCTGGCCGGGCCGTTCCTGCCGGAAGACGTGGATCATGTTCGCCGCGGGGATCGTGGTGAAGTCACCGTAGAAGTAACCCGTCGACGCACCCGGATGCGTCTTGAGCACGCGGTATGCCGACGGGTTGCCGTGGCGGTCGAGCAGGACCCCGTCGATCTCGGCCCTATCGGTGAGCGCGGTAAGCGGGCTGGTGACTTGGTCGGCTTCGATGAGTCGCAGGTCGAGCTTGACCGGATGGCTCAGGACCGGGTTGTTGGCCATCAGTGCGAACGCCTCGCCGTCCTGTGCTCTCGCCATTCGCATGGTGCGCAGCTTCTCGGCGAGGCAGACTTCGGTGGCCCACAGGTCGAACTCGCGCTCGATTTCGCGGTTGACGCCCGCGTCGTTGGTGAGCAATTGGAGCCGTGGCCCAATGCCGGTCGTGTCGTTGGCGAGCGTGAGGACAATGCCACGCGCGTAGGAGTTGTTGGCGACCTCGTACCGGGCGCGGTTGCGCAGCGTCCGTCGGACATCGGCGTTGGCGGCGGCGTCGGCGCTGAGTGCGTCGGCGTTCGCCCAGTGCCGCCGGTTGTTGTCCGTGGTCGCGGCGGCGTCATAACGAGAGAGGATCGCCCGGCGTGGCCGAACCTGTACCAGCATCCGGCCGGGCGCGCGGTCGCTCAACCGGGCCTGCCCAGCCGTAGATACAAAGCGGCCCCGCGCGTCACGCGGTCGCTCGAGCGTTGCCGTTCTCTCGTTCCTGTGACTCACGCACCTGCTCCCTAGACCGCGCCCGGCGGCACCATCTTCGAGATACGGAGACCCCGGTGTCCCTTCGCCACGGCGTCCGACGACTTCACGTAGCGGTCGGCCTCGATCTGGTCTTTCAGCTTGTGCTGTGTGACCCGCTGTCCGTCGACCTCCGCCGACGCGGGGCCGCTTGCGTTTTCCTCAATCACCTCTTTCAGCTCGTCGGCCATCGGTTCGGGCCTCCGTTTGTTCTTGGGCCGGGCGAAGCCATGAAAAAAGGCCGTGTGAGTGTGTGGCCCCACACGGCCTGAATCTCATCGGCATCGGCTCAGGTGATCAGCCCGACCCGTCGCCCGGCTCGTTTATCCACCGACATTCTCACACGGGATTCATGGAGGGGCAAGGATTGCGTAGGCATCGGCGGGAGATTGTTACGTATCTAGAACTTGAGGGCTCTCGACGGTGGTGCAGGCCACGGGCTAGTTCAGGGAGAGCGCCCTTCGCGATGGGGAGCTGCCGTCCGACATCTCGAAAAGTTGCGAGCGAGAATGTCTTCAGTCTCGGCTCTGCACGTGCGCCATATTTCACCCAATTCGGCACATGCATTCTCTATCATCGCGAGGGGGCGCTTTGTCAAAAAGGGGCCATCTGACTCGACAAGGACGCGGTCACGCGGCACAACACCAACGATGCGTCGATGCTTGTTACTTCTCAGCATACGGTGATTGACCGAGAAGTAGTGGCCCTTGGCCACCAATTGCTCCGCGGCCTTGACGCCACCAGTGAAGTAGTGGAAGCAAACAGGATCGATGCCGTGCTCGTCGAGAAGGAAGCAGACTTCCTCGTTCGCGTTCCTGCTGTGCACACTTACGAACTTGCCGGCTCCAATCATCGGCAAGATGCTCTGAAGGATGGCAGACTGCGTTTCGCGCGTTTTCCGCCCCTCGGGGCCGAGGTCCATGCCGATCTCGCCGATGTATTCTGCAGAACGAACGAGATCATTGAATCGTTGGATCTCGCTCTGGCCTTCAGCTGATCGAAGTGGGTGCATCCCCAGTGCAGGTCTTATTGTCCTGAAGGGCTTCAGATACGGCAGGGACAGCGCAAAATGGCTCGGCAGCATCGTGGTCATCACACAGCCGACCTGAGCTCGGTCGTATGTTTGCGCTACCGCGACCGGATCGTCGAACATGTCTATGTGGCAGTGCGTGTCGACGAGCATTGCGGGACCTATACGAGGTTGATGCTGTGCGCCCAGTTCCGGACCTCGTCGCGCAGCCGTTCGACGAGAGATGTATAATCGTCCTTGAGCGAAGCGGGCAAGCTCCCACCTGACCGGAGCGTTCTCCAGATCGTTGCGGCGCTGTCGTTCCTTTCAACAAGATCGATGACAGATGAGAGATCCTGATTGGGCTGGGACAGGATCCTGTTGAGCGCTCTTCCCGGCATCAGACCGAAGCCATACTGTTCCTCCGGAAGGCCAACTTTGTGGACGGCCGCCCGACGGAAAATGCACGGTACGCACGCGCCACACTGACGGGCGCGTCGGTCTTCCCAATGCATCCTCCGTGCGCGTTTCCCGCACGACGCTGACCGTGAATATGTTGCGCTGAGGAGTGTGGCGTTCCGGCACTCCTGCATCATCTCCCCCTTGGTCTTCACCGCATAGGGGTTGACCAGCCGACGCCGCAGCCCCAACGCATTTAGGACTTCGCCCAACATCGCAACGAAGTGGGGATGGACGGTCCGAGTGCTCAACGACCCTCGGCGCGCGGGAGTGAGAGGATAGTTCAGGGCGATGGCGCCATTCTCAGGAATAATGATGGGTGCCGTATCATCAAGGAAGCTGGCGGCCAGAACCGCGTTGCCGATGAAAGCCAGCGAACGGCTCCTGAAATTCGTGTCCTTTCCGCCGCTGCACAGCCCGGTGCGCGCCACGAAGCGCCGGACGCGCCCACCGTACTGGGCTTCTAGCGCTGGCAATAGGCGCTCTTGGTCTACTCGCGCGTTCTCTGCCTGTGCATCATATGTCGATGCCAGAACAAGGGCGCCTGAGGGATTGTCTTCAAGCCAGTCAATAACACCGATTAAGGAGTCCA